AAGTGCAGAATGAAACACCAACGGATTTATCGTAGTATAGATAAACTTCCATTTAATGAGTTAATGGAAATAGTAAATGCTAGACATGGATTCTACTATAATAAAAGCTCCAGAGAAAAACTTGACAGATATGCAAGAGAAATTCCTCGAAGCATTATTTGGAGAAGCGAAAGGGAATCCAAAGCACGCAGCAGAAATCGCTGGCTACTCAGGAACAAGTTATCCAAAAGTAATTAGAAATTTAAAAAAAGAAATTATAGAATTGGCAGAAAACTACCTAGCCTTCCACTCTGCCAAGGCTGCTTCAAGAATGGTCGATCTCTTAGACGAAGATGGCACTACACCTCAAGCCAGTATACGACTAGAGGCAGCCAAACAAATTTTAGATAGAATAGGAGTATCAAAAAAAGATCAACTAGATATTAATATGAAATCTGTATCTGGTATCTTTGTACTTCCAGCAAAAGATGGAACCATTAAAGATTAGACGAAAGAGTAAAACAATTCCATTTGGATTTAAATTAAGTTCGGATCCAAGTTATCTTGAACCTATTCAATCAGAACTTGATGCTTTAAACGAAGCTAGAAAATATATTAAAAATTGTTCATACAGAGAAGTATCACAATGGCTTACAAAAAAAACTGGTAGATATATATCACATGTCGGACTTAGAGAAAGACTCAATAGAAATAGCACCACCGAAGCCAAAGAAAATACTAACGAAAAAGCAGAAAGCTAAAACATCTGCAAAAGAAGCTCTAGATAGAACAAGAGAAAAAGTTGCAAGATTAGAACAAAGTTTAAGATCTGCAAAAGAACACCATCAAAATGTTAAAGAAAAAATATTAACAGTTAATAAAGCATTAGATGGTAGTGAAACAAAATTATTAACTGAAGATATAATTAATGATGTTCCTAAAAATATACAGGAACATATTAAAGATCAAGAAGTAATCTTTAAACCTAATGATGGTCCACAAAGAGATTTCTTAGCTGCATCTGAACGAGAAGTATTTTATGGTGGAGCAAGAGGTGGTGGTAAATCATATGCAATGTTGGTTGACCCATTAAGATATTGTCATCGTCAACATCATCGTGCATTACTTCTTAGACGTACAATGCCAGAGTTAAGAGATTTGATTAATCATTCTCAACGATTATACTCTAGAGCATTTCCAGGAGCAAAATGGAGAGAACAAGAAAAAGAGTGGAGATTTCCATCAGGTTCAAAAATAGAATTCGGTTACGCAGAAAACATGACCGATGTATTAAGATACCAAGGTCAATCTTACACATGGATAGGAATAGACGAATTACCTCAATATCCTACGCCAGATATTTATAATTTTTTAAGATCATCACTTCGATCTGTAGATCCAGAATTACCAGTGTTCATGAGAGCAACAGGAAATCCTGGAAACGTTGGTTCACAATGGGTAAGAGAAATGTTTGTAAATCCATCAGAACCAAACAAAGCATTCTTTGTATCTATTGATACACCTAATGGTGTAAGAAAAATTACAAGAAGATTTATTCCTGCAAAGTTACAGGATAATCCTTACTTAATGCAAACAGATGATTACTACATCATGCTTGCATCATTACCTGAAATACAAAGAAAACAATTTTTAGATGGAGACTGGGATGCATTTGAAGATTCAGCATTTCCTGAATTTAATAAAACAAAGCATGTTGTCGAACCTTTTGACATTCCTAAAGGATGGTATAAGTTTCGTGCTGCTGACTGGGGCTACTCTTCTCCTGCTTGCGTTCTTTGGTTTGCTGTCGATTATGATAATAATCTTTGGGTATATCGAGAGCTTTATGTGCAAAAAATAACAGCAGATTTATTTGCAAAAAAAGTATTAGAATTAGAAACAAACGAGCAGATTGCATACGGAGTATTGGATGCAAGTACTTGGGCAAAAAGAGGTGATGTAGGTCCTTCAATTGCTGAAACCATGATTCAAACAGGTTGTCGTTGGAGACCATCAGACCGATCACCTAATAGTAGAATTAGTGGTAAATTAGAATTACATAAAAGATTAAGTTTAAATTCAGATACACAAGAACCTGGAATTCGTATATTTTCTAATTGCAGAAATTTAATTAGAACACTTGGAACACTTCCAAACGATAAATCTAATTTTGAAGACGTAGACACCACTTCAGAAGATCACGCATATGATGCTTTACGTTATGGTTGTATGAGTAGACCAATACATCCATCCACAGGTAAAACATTTAGAGGGCTTAGTTCAACACACGACTTTGTGCCAGTAGATAAAAACTTTGGTTATTAAAACTAAATTATGAAACTAAAATCAAAAACTAAAAAGAAAAAAGGTAAAGGGTTTCCAGATTTAACTGGTGATGGTAAAGTAACTTTTAAAGATGTTTTAAAAGCTAGAGGCGTTAATAAAAAATCTAAAAAGAAATAACATTATGCCGTTATCAACTAAAGGAAAAAAAATAATGAAAGCGATGAAAAAACAATATGGTGCTAAAAAAGCTAAATCCGTATTCTATGCATCCGCTAGTAAAGGCACTATCAAAGGTGTCAAAAAAAGTTCCAAAAGTAAATAAAGAACAATTTCCATATCCTCTCGTGATAATTCATTGGGAGGATATAACAAGTCATTCCCAATGGGAAGAGATATCAGAAATTAAAAAGTCTAAAACTGCAATATGCTGTAGCGTAGGATGGCTGGTTGAATCTAATAAAGACACAACAGTTGTAATGGCAGATTATAGTTTTGAACAAGACCATAGTATAAAAGAAGGGGGATCTTACACCGCTATACCTACAAAAAATATTATATCAATAAAACAATTATCAACATAGGAGAACATCATGGGAAGAAAAGCAAAAATACAAACTGCATCAGAACTACTAGAAGATATTAGAGAAAAGATTGACGAGTTAGAGGATAAAATCTCTGACCTTGAAAATCATGAATGTGATGAATCTGAAGACGATGAAGATTTAGAAGATGAAGATCTTGATGATGATGAATCTGAGGAGGATGAAGAATAATGGTAGAAAAAGTATTTAATCCATTAGCTAAAGTAAAACAAGGTGATGAGAATGGTTCTGTACAATTGTCAGTAAAACAACCGACAATGAATATAGACTTTTCTAAACATGCACCACGTAAGTATGAATCTGAAAAAGCATTAGGTGACATAAGTTATCCTAAGACTAAAAAAAGAGAATACGTACAATCACAATTGTTTGCTAAAGCTGACGAAAAAGATTACTAACAAGGAGAACTAAATGAAAAATAAAATCAAGCAAGGTGAGTTATCACCTGCTAACGAATCTAAATTAGTTAGATACGGATTAGAAATTGATGCAAGTAAAAAAGTTTCTAGAGGCGATATGTCTTCTGGTGAATTTGCAAAGAAGAAATCTAAATCTAAAGTAGATTCTAAAATATTTTCAATGGCAGAAGAAAGAGATTACTAATATTTATTTAAATGGACGACAATCAAGATAATAGCAATAATGAGTTTGCAGATTATAGCAATCTTGTTGGTCATATTAAAAGTAAATTTCAAGAATCTGAAACTTCTAAAATATACGACGAAAAACGTTGGTTAAAATCTTACAGGAACTATAGAGGAATCTATGGTCCTGAAATGGCTTTTAGAGATAATGAAAAGTCAAGAGTATTTGTTAAAGTTACTAAGACAAAAGTATTAGCAGCATTTGGACAAATAATAGAAGTTTTATTTTCACAAGGTAAATTTCCACTAGGTGTAAAACCAACACCACTTCCAGAAAATAGTGCAGAGTATGCACATTTAAATCCACAAACATCTGGTAAGGGTGAATCAGAATCACTAAGACCTAAAGATATTATTAAAGATATTTATGGTTATGAAGGTGATGGAAAAGAAATTAAACCTGGAACTACTGCAAGTGATCTTATGCGAACTCTCGCACAAGATTATGATCAATTAGGATTTGAAGAAGGTTCAGCTAAAGCTGGTCAGCCACAAATAGAACCAGCAAATTTAGCAGCTGAAGCTATGGAAAAATTAATCCATGATCAGTTAGAAGAATCTAGTGCAGTAACAATAATGCGTCATACATTTTTTGAAATGGCATTATTAGGAACAGGAATTATAAAAGGTCCATTTACAAATTCAAAAACTTATCATGCTTATGATAAAGTAAATGGTTTAAATATACATATTGCTAAACAAAAAACAGTACCAAGTATTGAAGCAGTATCATGTTGGAATTTTTATCCAGATCCAAATGCTACAAATATTAATGACTGTGATTATGTAATTCAAAGACATAGCTTTAATAGACAGCAATTAGCTGATTTAAAAGATAAACCTATGTTTAATCATGAAGCAATTGAAGCATGTTTAGAAGCTGGACCAAACTATCAAGTAAGAGGATTTGAATCATCTTTATATGATAGAGAAAATATTACAAGTGTATATAAAAATAGATTTGAAGTATTAGAATATTGGGGTGTTGTTAATAGAGATATAGCAGAAAGTTGTGGTATAGAATTAGAAGAAGATCAACAGTTTGCAAATATTAACGCATGGATTTGTGGTGATCATATTTTAAGAGTTGTAGAAAATCCATTTACTCCAAAAAGAATTCCATATTTAGTTTGTCCATATGAAGTAAATCCATATCAATTTTTTGGTGTTGGTATTGCTGAAAACATGGAAGACTCTCAGCAAATTATGAATGGTCATGCAAGAATGGCAATTGATAATTTAGCACTATCTGGTAATTTAGTATTTGACGTTGATGAAACAATGTTAGTACCAGGTCAGGATATGAAAGTTTATCCTGGAAAAATATTTAGAAGACAAAGTGGTCAAACAGGTCAAGCAATTCATGGATTAAAATTTCCAAATACAGCACAGGAAAATTTAATGATGTTTGATAAGTTTAGACAGTTAGCAGATGAAGCTACTGGTATTCCATCATATTCACATGGAACAACTGGAGTAATGTCAACAACTAGAACAGCTTCTGGTATGTCAATGCTAATGGGTGCTGCTGCATTAAGTATTAAAACAGTTATTAAAAATATTGACGATTATCTTTTAAAACCTCTTGGAGAAGCATTGTATCATTGGAATATGCAATTTAATGATGATACTCCAGAAATTAAAGGAGACCTAGAAGTTAAAGCAGAAGGAACAAATTCGTTAATGCAAAAAGAAGTAAGATCACAAAGATTAATTACTTTTATGCAAACAGCTTCAAATCCTGCTTTAGCACCTTTCGTTAGATGGCACACATGCTTACGTGAAATCGCAAAATCTTTAGATATTGATCCAGAACAATTAATCAATGATCCAGAGAATGCACAAATTTATGCACATATAATGGGGTTAGCAAATGGAAATCAAGTTAATAGAACCGCTACTGGAGGACAAGACCAAATGGGATCGCCTATGTCAGTACCTGCAGGAGCTTCGCCAACAGATTCAACAGGAGCTGGAGGTGGCAACATCGGAACAGGTAATGTACCGATGCCAGGGGAAACTGGCTTTAGTGCGTCAGCTACTCAACCTACAAGAGGCGAATAAAAAAAATAAGGAATATAAATAATGGCATACACACTCAAATTAGGACCTAATGGGCAGTATATATTAGATACGCAAGATTTATTTGCGACTACATATGCTCCTAGAATTGGTACTGCAGAATTTGAGGCGTATACTGGACAAAAAACTACTACAACTCCAACTAGTCAAGGACTTGCTGGACAAACAACTCTTGCACAACAAACAGAAAAAGTTATGCGAGAAACTCCTGGACAATATCAAACAGTTACTGATCCAGTTACAGGAGAAACTAAAACAGTTACTAAAGGTCAAGCAATAACTGAAATTAAAGATACAATTTCAACTTTACCTACACCAACAACAGGGACTGGTCCTAAAGAAACTTCTTTAGATAAAGTTCAAAAAATATTAGCAGCAACTCCTGCACAAACTGGTGGAATAAGTGGGTCAGATTATTTAAAACAAATTGAAGCAATTCAAAAATCTGCTCAAAAAGCACAATTAGTTAATACACTTGTAAAAGGTGGTTTAGATATTGGAGTTA